CAGCTCTTTAACTGGCCAGCGTTTTCCCCCGCTGGGACTACCATGTGTAGTTGTGTCAACTCTCAGAAAATCAATTTCAAAACAAATGCAAGCAAATAACGGAATTATATTGGTAAGTAACCAAAGACCAAAATGAAATATCAATCCCAACCAAAGGCGAGAAGACTAAACTATTAAACCAACAAAACACACAGGATTTAATTTGGCATCAACTGGTGCAACAGCATAGTTCACTATGATCGATCAAAGTTAATGGCGCTGATCACGCTATATATCTAAAGAAGGAGAAATCAAATAACGGTTTACTCTATACTACTATATACAGATATAAATGTATTAGTATTCTGTCAGGATATCCACGACAGAAACGTGGCGACGAAAGCCCCAGTCAGTTGCAACAACCTTGGATTATAAAAGGCGTTTTCCTGACAAGGGGTATATAGACATGTATTGTGGTCTAGGCTACGATTGCTTCAATGTCCATAGGCGGATGCGTCTAACAACACAAGCTCCCAGGTGGTCCATGAGCGGCTAAAGTTCTTCGATATCACAATACACAGAGTATTTACTAACAAACACACAAAGAATAATTAAAGACACAAGAAAAGTGAATATATACATCAATTCTTGGACAATCGCGTTTAAAATCGATATTGAGTGTGGACGCGTTCCAATACTCAACGATATTCTAGTAGTAATTAAAACTAATGAATTGGACGAAAATCACGTTTCAATGAAGTTCGTGGAACGCCCAAAGCGTCTCCAATGCGAGAGATGTAACTCGCTGATAAGTCGGGTTCGACGTGAATTGTATCATCATCAGAGAGGCTTAAAGCCCCACTAGTATCTTTTTGTTCTTTACATTCCACATTATGAGTGGAAGAACGACTACGGTGCAATGACTGTTCAAGCAAAGATAGACGCTGGATCAACGAATCAAAACCTAGTGGGGGTAGTACACTAGTAATTAAAGCATTAGGAATTCGAATGATATATATATCAAGATCACCACTCGTCATAGAAGTATTGCCAGACAATGTAAGCAAATTAGATGCTGTTGTGGGAGTAGCAGTGGCAGTGGTGGTAATGACCTTGGAAACAGAGCTCGATTGACCATCGGCATTAAAGAAACCAAGCAAACCAGTAGCACCCTGGATGACAGCTACCGACGTAGCACCACCGGAGGCCGCAATAGCAGGTACGGCAGCAATACCAGCGGCATCATACCAGGCAAAATAAACAAACCAAGTTGCACTAACATTGGGAAGATTTAGTAACGTATCAGTGGCATTGTTCAAACCAATCGTATTGCCAGTGTATAATGACAGGTCACCAGCCATATTGATAACACTCAATGTACTACCAGGTGCAACTCCAGAGACTGAAGCGCCTGAAGAGGCAGCAGACATTGTAGTATATGGACTTAATCCAAGTGGAGAGGCTGCAGTGGCATCATCTGCATATGACTTAAGATGTATTGCACTACCACCAATAGGAAATTCGGGCTGTTTACGACGAATCATCGTGAATGAGTATTCAACCCAAAGCTCACCAATGATACCAGCCTGACATCCATTTATTACCAACTGAAAATTACCCATATCATACCACTTAGCTTGGTCGGTTGAAGGACCGATACTATTGGCAGAAGGATAACAATAATAATTATTAATTGAAAGATCGCGATTCTTGCCACGAAATCGCTTACGGTGTTCAGCAACGACATCATGACAAAGTATACCTGAAAAAGGGGGACCAGAAACTGCATGTTCATAGTTTTCCAAAGTTGTAATGTTTGGATAATTAGCATCATTAGCGTCAAAATTGGTTCCTAAACCAACCAAACCAGCAGAAACGGTACTACCACTAGCCATATATTCCTCAGAACGATAATAAAATCGAAGAACATTAGGAACATATTCCTCATAACAGGAAGCAATCTGGCTGAAAATTGGAAACAGAGTACTGTTAGCGGGGTTCACATAAAGTTGTGAAAGTACAGCAAAAGCTGTACTAGCTGAAGTAAGATCAGCTACCTTCTCCCGCGACAAAGGGAAAGAAACACGTTCAGCAGTAGTGTTCTTCCATACCGATCCAAAATTCGCGCCATCAGTAACCATGGAGATTCCTTTTGGAACGGATTGACTCCATTGACGGCGTTTTGGTGCTCTAGCAGATTTAACGCCTGCTAGGCTCAGGCGAAGAGAGCTACGTTGAGGAGCTTTCTGCTTCTTCTTTTTAATGGAAAAAGACTTAGACGTTACAATCCGATTAGTGTTGGGTTGAACAGAACGGATCATTTTTGCTTTCAAAGACATATGAAAGAGGGGAGTATATTTATTAAAACGGAGTTTCTAATTCCGTACTTAATTCGCCATCTCAGTGTATACCCTGAGTGAATAGGTAATTCCGAATTAAGAAGCCTTCACTGCGGCAAAGCAGGATCAAAATGTGACATTGGTTGCACAGCTGGAAACCGTGGTTACATTGCGTTTCCACAAAACCACTCAGACTAAACAACCAGTGGCACAGAGAGTTTTACGGATCTCACAACCTAATTCAGCCTTCATTGCGGCAAAGCAAGATTCATTGGAACAGAATCACACAAATGGAGTTTATGCCGATCCATTGGCCATAGTGCACTCTGCATTAGCGGACTTGTGACCGTCAGGTCGATACAAATCAATAAGATGCTCGACGTGGTTGCATTACACGCATAAGCGTGGGTGCACTATTAATTAATTACTCATCAACAACCTCTATCTTAAGAGGAGTCAAAGAGATACTAGACTCCGAATGATGGTATTCGGTAGTCGATAAATCTCCATCAACGACAGCTGCGTGACGGAGAGGAGAAAAGTTAAGAACATGAGGCAAACTAATTACTTGTTCCAACTTCTCAGCATATTGTTTCTCTTCAGAACGACCAATATTGTAAACACAATAGGTCATCTCATAAGTTTCATCTGAAGGATAATACATTTGGCCACAATTAGGTTCATTCTGTAAACGATGACGCGCTTCTGGCGTGTAAAAAACCTTGGAAACAGATTTCGTTAAATCAAGAAGCTTCTCAATATTTAAACGAATACATGGTAACATAGAGCAATTGAGTCTCCTAGACAATGCGTCTCCACGAACCAGTCGAAGATGGTCCATATTTCTCGGTGGATTGACGTAATAACCAATCTTGCTATAAACACGACCAATATTGGGACCGTGAACAACAACTCTATTACCCAATTCATTGACGCAAGGATAAAATCTACCTGAACAGAATGTTGCAGAATAACGAGCTTGAGGCCCTGTATGCAACTTGGGTACAAAATCAAAGCCCAATCTAGCTAAATATCTCTTACTATCATAATTGATTAAATCATGGTGAGAACCCATTATCAAAACATCATCTCCCAATGCAAGTATGGTAAAACGTTCCATACATTCACGAATTGTGATTTGCAAATGGTGTGATAAACAATACAAATGCGATATCACTTGAAGAGTTGTATTTCCGCAAGAAGTTTGTGGGTCACCACTATGACGTGTGCCTTCAATAGAGTACATTGTTCCGAACTTTCCATAACCTTTTGTGTCTATTGCACGACGTAAGGTTTGAGTAACTAACTGTGAAGCGCCCAAATGATGATTTATATCCGCTTCTAACTGAAGTAATTTCTTATGAATTGTTGTATCAAAACGACTGAAATCTCCCTCTAATATAGCACAATCATCATAGTGATTCCATGCTCTTTCAAAGCACGCCCCCAATTTCTCTGCGGACATGCCCGACGCATAGATGGGTCCAACAGTGTTATCAACAGACCAGGTAGTTTTTAACTGCTCAGAGTAGTTGTGAAAATATGGCCCCAAGGTGACATTGAACTCTGCTAAAGCACCTTGAATCATACGACAAGCAAATTTAACAACACCGGCATCGGTTGACTTGAGCTGCGCCTCAATTTTAATAAACATTTCTCGAATATACGTCTTCCATCCTGAAGTGGCCCAAATTCTACATTGTTCATATGCGGCTCGCTGCTTAGCTTGTCTACCCTTATCAAAACGACAGTTCCACTTTTCAAAGTCAGTAGGAACAACAGTACGCATTGTCTTGAAAATACTAGAGAACTGCATCATAATTGATATTCTAAAAGCATTAAAGAAATCTAAATTGAATGCAGGGGTATGATAAACCATCATTTTCAGTCCTCTTTCTACACATGTACTAATTTCAGAATGTGTACTGGATTCCGCAAAAATTGGAATATTATCCGTACTATATAAACCATACGGTTTCATCACGCCAACATCTCTAACAACTGAATGATCATCTACAAGCAAACGCGCTGTAGGATCCAATTCCATTTGAAGAAGTTCGTGAATTGTTTTGGGAGGAGGAGTAGAACGGAGGGAAATTATTCTAGTAGCACAGTTGTGTTCAACAAGAGTGCTGGCACGATGGGAGTGATAATCCTGGAATATTTCATCAGTTTTATCTTTCTGTGATGGCTTGGCCAAGGCCGAATAAATAGAATAGCTGACAACGGCCTTTGGAATGATTGATTTCGCAACAACAGTGGCAAGGGGAAGGGCGAGTGAACCTAGAGGAGTATAGGCAAGAACAGGTGCAACAACACAAGCAGCAACAGCCGCAACAGCTGCGACTTTAGGAGCAGTCCACACAGTTTTGAATGTCAGATTTAGAGCATCGGTGTGGGTTTGTGTCAAATTAACGGTCGGTTTGATGTATGCATGCATGTTTGAAATTTCGGCTTGAAGATGTTGAATAAAGCCGATACAAGTGGCAACAGAAATAGCTTGTGGAATAAATTCGGCAGGTATATTTAATTTCTTGGCATAGTGTCGCAAATTCCCAGCCAATTGTGCAAGTGTGTCAGGTGTGCGCTTCTTCATTGTCATATGAGCGGCTGCACAAGCAACTAACCCTTTAGGGGTATACATTGGTGTGGTCTGCTTAGCATCGTAAATTGCAACAGAACTGCCAAAAGACCATATTTTTAGTGTTTTAACATCTATTTTATCACCAATAATCTCAGTTTCACCCGACTCACCTAAGGGCCCGGTTAATACTCTACCATAATAATTTGGATTAGAAATGGTAGCTTGTAATAAGGGTTCTATATACATCGTCTTTTTGACGGTTTTATAGGTGGTAGTGAAATAATATATGGTGTGTTCCATTGTGGGTCTTAATATGCTCCAACATAATGTCACCTGTTTACCTTCGATCTCGAAAGTTTGACTAGGTTGACGTAACCACGCCATAGCTGAATGTGTATATGTGCCTGGATTGCCATTGACATTCATAGCAACTTCGTCCTCACCAATAAGATGATATACGGCCTCGCCATTGGCATACGAACCAAAAGCGTCTTTGAATTCATGTACAACAGCAACTAAAAGCTTCTGTGTAGACCGTTCTATCAAGATTGCAATGTCTAAAGGAGTAAGATAATACAATGAATCTACTGCCAAATATGCAGATGGCATGACACACACGCATTCTTGCGCTGTGTGCTCACAACGATTGGGAGCTTGATCATGATTAATGGCCCGAGTGACATCAGAATCAGTTATTTGCGGACAACAACTATGCACATTTGTGCGTTTATTCTTATGATGTCTAGAGGCATTACCACCAATATCTACAATCCAATATTCAGCAACACCACGTTGCTTAAAGATGAAGATAATATACTCATATGCTGCATTTTCAGCATATGCACGATCAAGATTTAAAATGGGGTGTGGGTGGTAAGTAGCACGGTATCCGGAAACAATTAGAATATGAGGTGCTTTCTCTTTGATATATTCCAATTGTGATTCAGTCAACCAATGAGAAAACCGAACAACTTCTTTATTTTGTTTGGTATCATTGGTAATTACTGAACGAGCAGCCTCAATGCGCTCAGATTCATCAATATTTGATTTGATGGAGCGCAAATATGCATCAACATGCAACTTAGTGGCTTGCTTAATAGCATCTAGAGTAGTACTAGATTCTAAAGTGTGGTGGGTAGGGAAATAAGAATTACTCTCACTGAAACCTCGCAGATCATCAACAGTGTATTGATATGCATTGGCTACTACTTCAGTGACAGGACTCTGAGCAAGCGGTATGTAGCCCAAACTCATATTCGGGTCTCCATGCTTGTATTCTGGATCAGCAAAAGGCATTTTCTGCTCTTTGGCATCACCAACCTTGCCACCTTTCTCAAGGGTGGTAGGCACCGGAGCCACCTGTTCTAAACGAACAGGCTTCCCAGCTTTCGATTTATTAAATCGAGGACCCTTGCTCTTTTGAGTTTTGGTATCCTTATTTTTTAACGGCATTTTATTGTCGGGATAAAT